AGCAATCACATCTCACATTTCGTCTAAATTTGTCTAGTTGAACCCGGTGATAATATGGAAGTGGACCCCACCCCAAGTCAGCCTGTGAGGCCTACTCGAAAACGAGTGAACAACGCTGGTGAAGAAATCGGAGCCGGGGGGAAGCGAGCCTTGACCGGCCTGACCCTGACTCAAAAGGTCTTGATCCACCAGGCTATTGCTTTCATGATTCTCCAAGTTGTAACTGAGATATTCAAGTGCAGCTTTAAGGACATGTTTACTGACATCCATCTCGGCGTTTATGCAATGAATCAAATCTGGTCAATTCACAACTATTTCAGAACACAAAACAACTCAGGACGCAGTGCCATCGTCGCTAAAGTGGACAATTCGGACACATCCTATCAGTTTACTCTCCACGGAAAATCGATAACTGTCGTGAAGGAGAAATTGAAAAGCATATACAAGACCTGCATTGAAAAAGTCTTTGATTGGAACCACATGGATGACTGGATGGGCAGTGTACACACAATAATGGCTCTCTGGAACCTTTTCGGGGCTAGGCTTAGCGAAATAAGAATAATGCCAAACGCCCATACTATAAGCATTGAAAAGGACAACAAAACTACGGTGGTGAAGGAGTTCAGCCAATATGGGATACCAGCTGGAATGAGACATTTCGCCACCGGGACGGATTACAAGCCCACTATGAAGTCAGCACTAGCTCAATCCATGGGTCCAGTGACAATAATCGCACAACTCTCGGAAGCCAAAGACAATCAGTTTGCAGGAAAATGGGTAGACGCTTTCAAAAGAGCGTTTTCTCATGTGCCCCACGTAGAAGAAATAGCTAAATTCATGCTGATAAACAAAACTGCGGCATTAACTAAGATAAATGGGTATCTAATGGCTATCGTCGGATACACAGGATCCAGAGAGCAGAAAAGAATCGCTTTCCCACCAGGATCCCTTGCCTACATGATGCTGGCTTATAAATCGGACAGCAAACAGTACCTTTTCAATGATGTCCATGCAAGCAAGTTCGACTTTTCCGGCACAGGTGCATACCGCATGTACTCGAAGATGATAGCCCTGGCCCAGCAATTCCCACTAAAGATCAACGTCTCAGATCCGAACAAAGCGAGACAAATACTCTTCCACGCAATGTTCGGAACACACGTGGAGGATTTCGGAATTCTAACAGCAATGACTGACGTGGGGGACTGGCTCCGCCGTAAGGATTTCGAAGAGGAATTCAAGGCAATGAGGGCAAGCAGTGCCAAGGTGTCTGGAGCGTTTTATCCAATAGCACTCCGTTACTATTCGAAGGTCTGCTCCAGCCTGAACACGAAAATGATTGGAGGGGGTTCTGCCCCAATTACAAATTGCCAGATTTTCTCAGGCAACAGGAAGAGGATCGTCACCGAGGGTATGAAGAGCCTTGGGCAGCAGGGGATGGCAGGAGGCTTGGCCTCATTGGACAAGGACTCCATTGAAAAGATGCTACGTGAACACTTGGAGGTGGTGAGATCCACTTTTGCCGATAACTACGAAGCAGGTACCGTGAAGTGGAGGAAATTCGATGAGCTTACCTGGGACAAAGAAGGGGAAGAGGTCGACATCCGTCCGACTGAGCAGGGAGTCCTCTATTGGTCAAATTAGTCTCTTGGAACCACACCAAAGAAAACTAAGTGCATTATGTAATCGAGCTTATTGTTGCAATCAATAAAGTTAGATGAAAAATGAGATTGTGATTGCT